CTGAACATCATCACCGGGTCTATAAATATTGAAGTTAACATCCTTTCCGAGGTTGCGTTGCTTCGACTTAACGAACTTGCTAACACCTTCGTCGCTTGGAATGAGACTATATTTATCTAGTTGGATAACATAATCACATAGATGATTAAAGAGTGGATGGTGCTTACAGTTTTCCAGTATAGATAGCGTCCGAATCGCATAGTAATCTTTTCCGGAAATCCCCTCTTCTTTAAAACTGTCAAAACGCTCTTGATAACATATCCGGAGTAAAGCGCGATACGTAGGATATATTCCACGAATAATGCCATCACTATTTCTGTAGTCCTCGTCATACAATAATTGTAGATAAGTGCAGAAATTATCTGAAGTATAACTTTTCTGACTATTAACTGATAGTCCATACTTCCTAAAATGTTCAAGAAAAGAATTAGGATCTCTGACAGCATAGATACCATCATCTCCTTGAATCTGGAAGTCTTTGAGGTCTTCATAATATTCTTGTGAAATTTGATACTGAATGATTGAATCACATTCATTTGTAAATGTTGACCCAGATGGTACGCCATGGTTACCTTTCAATACCCCATCGGGTGTCACTAACCCTATTGAGTACATCCTTTCGGCTATCTTATCCAATTCTTTATGGCTACTTACTTGGAAAAGTGATTTGATATAGACGAATGAACTTACAATTAGGTCTTTAACACAACTAGCATCATAAAGCGAGAAATCAATACTAACTAATGTAAGATTTGCATCGCGAGCATAATTCATTAGCTTTGTTACGGCTAAATCAACTGAGTCTGGTCCGACTAACGCAGAACGCCAAGGTACTTTACTTTGATACTCTAGAACAATACGATAAAACCTCATTTCTTGGATTGTGTCAGCAATTGGATAACCCCATACATTCCTAGTCTTGAGATTCTCCTGAGTTCTCGTAAATAACACGGCTGGAAATTCTTTATCTAAATAATAGGAGAAGTTCTCACTTACAGTTCTGAAGACACTCTTCTTCTTGCTCAAGAAAGGAAGTCCAGAATTTGTGCTCGGTTTTAGATATGAAATTGCATTAGTTATTGATAATGGTCTGAATGTATTACTACCTGGTGTAATTGGTTTTACATGTACTGGTTTATCATTGTAGTACTCCATAACACTTTGTTTTCTATCGACCCAAGGTACTGCTATTGAGCGAGGTCCGAACTTTGACCTATTAGACATTTCAAGTTCGTTAAGGTTCTTAATTATGACTTCGCTATTATTATTAAACTTTTCATCCCAGCCTTTTAATACTTGTTCAGCTGAAAATCTTTTCAAATAAGGTGTACTGTATACCTCATCTGTTCCGTTTGCAACTCTAGCTAGAATAGAGGTAAGTATCCTTTTGGCAGTGGCGGGAATGTCCATTTGCCATACAAAGCTAAATTCTTTCATAAATTTCATCTCCTTGATATATGTGAGGGCGTTATAACAGTAGCATTAAGCTTACAAATTAAGTAATATACATAACGAGCTCCAGAATTCAATATGTGTATATTAGAC